AGCACGCCTCACCGCCGCTCAGAAATTCACAGAATAATTCATTACGAATATTACTCTTCACTCCTGTCAAAATGCTTACTCAGATCCGAGACTACTTTCACGAACGACTCACAAGACTATTATATGATCATAAAATCTCCTCAAAATTATCCGAAGACCCCGATCAAGTCCTACACCGTCACCAAGACTCCGACATCGAACGCATCTACAAATCAATTCATTATGACTTCTCCCGCTCCACAGCTCCCACTGATTACGAAGCTCAATACCAATCAATCAAACATATCCTCGAAGACAAACAAGCCAAACAAGGCTTCAGCTCCGAATTTTATCGACCCAGATCCGATCCTCTACCCGACAATCGCATCCCTCCCTCCGGCATTGACCCCCTCCCCTTCGAATTCAAATCAATGAACGTTGTCACCGCTACACCCGAAGTTCCAGAATCCGGTTTCCAGATCCATCCTCGAATCGAACGCCTCCTCCGCTCCAAGTACCCACAGTACCTGCCATTCGTTAGAAAATACACACGCCCCCTCGGCACCACAGACGCCACCGTCAGTGATTTCTTTAAGCCTCAGACTCCCTCCGCCCCCGTTGAACCTTCCCGCATCCAACACGTCATGACTCATGTAATGAAGAAGTTAGCGATTACTCCCTTTCTTCCAATTCATTTCGTTGATACTCAATATGACAAACGTCCACTTCATACTGGCACTGGCTACTACAACCGCCGCTCCCACGAAGCGAATGTTCATGCAATCTTTTCTCATCCTCAAGAATACGAATCAAAACGCACTTCCAAGGGCTATTTTATTAATGCCTTCCTCGAATCAGCTCGATCCCTTGTCCACTGGATAAAATCAACAGCTACCCCTTTTCGACATGCGCCCTCCGATCTCGCATCCGCTCTGAGAAATTTCTTTCTTCAACGTCCAACAATGCTTTTCACCCGCAATCACATCTCCGACCGTGATGGCCACCTCAAACAACGTCCCGTTTACGCAGTTGATGATCTTTTTCTTACAATCGAATCTATGCTCACCTTCCCTGCTCACGTTATCGCCCGCAAAATCGAATGCTGTATCATGTACGGCTTTGAAACTATCCGTGGTTCTAACCAAATACTCGACTATATGGCTCAATCCTATAAATCCTTCTTTACAATAGACTGGTCTGGCTTTGATCAACGCCTCCCCTGGCCCATCGTCACTTTGTTCTTTACCGAACTACTCCCCCGATTGCTTGTTGTTAATCATGGTTATGCTCCTACATATGAGTATCCCTCATATCCCGACCTCACAACCGAGAAAATGGTTTCCCGCCTCACAAATTTGTTATCCTTCCTTTCAACCTGGTATTTTAACATGGTCTACATTACTGCAGATGGTTTCCCTTACGTCCGCCGCTACGCTGGTGTACCTTCAGGTCTCCTTAACACCCAGTTCCTAGACTCATTTGGCAATCTTTTCCTCATCATCGATGGTCTCATCGAATTTGGCTTCTCCGACGCCGAAATTGACGACCTTCTCCTATTTATAATGGGTGATGATAACTCCGGTTTTACCTTATGGTCAATTACACGCCTTGAAACATTCCTCTCCTGGTTTGAATCTTATGCTCTCGCTCGCTATGGCATGGTCTTATCCAAGACTAAATCTGTCATTACTGTTCTCCGCAACAAAATAGAGACATTATCTTACACGTGCAATTTTGGACAACCAACCCGCCCCATCGGCAAACTCGTCGCTCAGCTCTGCTTCCCAGAGCGTGGTCCACGACCCAAATACATGTCTGCTCGCGCAGTCGGCATGGCCTGGGCCTCGTGTGCTCAAGACAAGACATTCCACGACTTCTGTCGCGATGTCTATTACGAGTTCCTCGATGATAGAGAAGATATAGACGAAAGTGCATACCTGCACATTCAGTCACATCTTCCTGGCTTCCTCCGAATCGACGAATCCGTCCGCCAAGTTATTAACTTTCAAGAGTTCCCCCCCTTGTTAACAGTCGCTCAAGCGATTAAACAATGGAAAGGACCGCTATCCTACCAACCAAAATGGGATTTAGCACATTTTGTTAATCAACCAGACGTCATTCCGCCTGATTCAATCACACTTTACGAAGTTTGGTCCGAACGTAAATTCGAACTTCCAATCCTCCGTAACCTCTTTTAGTTTACAGTTTTACTATAGTATTCTGTTTTCTGTTTTCGATTAAAC